CGACGTCTTGGCCCAATCGACGTTATCGATCCACTTGGCGAACTTCTCGACGTATTCAGACACCTTGCTTGCGACGACATCGCCGTACTTGTCGACCAGCCGACCGACTACATCCAGAACCTTTTCTACTGCAGGCGCGAGAGCATCGCCGAACTTGTATTTAAGACGCGTCGCCGAGGCTTCCAGGCGCAGCATGTTCGCGTTGAACTTCTGACCCTTGGCAAGGGTTTCCGCATCGAAGACGAGGCCCATCGCTTGGGCTTGCTTCACGAACTCGTCAATGCCCTTGCCACCTTTCTGAAGCAATGGAAGCAGGGATTCAACGCCGAAGGCACCGGCAATCAATCCTTGCGCCTGCACGTTGCCCTTCTGGGCGACGATGGCATTCGCAACTTCCTTCAGGGCGAGCGTGGCGTCAACCGCGCCATCCTTCGTGCGATGGAGCGAGATGCCGAACTTCTGCATCATCACCAGCGCGTCCTGATTGCGCCCGTATGTCGCATCTTCGATCGTGCGACCCAAAGACTTCAGGCTGCCGGTCATGTCGTCAGCAGACAGGCCGGCTAGCTTCGCCGCGCTTCGGTACGCCTGCAGATCGTCCGTCGAGACACCCAGAACGCCAGATGTACGCTGGACCTCTGCGCCCATCTTGCCAAATTCATTGGCGAGCAGGGCGATTCCGGCGATGGAGCCAAGCCCAGCAATGGTTGTCAGCGGCGTGATAACCGACGCGACAGAACGCGCCGTATCTGCCGCAGCCGCACCAAGCGATTTCATCGACTTGCCGACGCGATCAAGGCCGATCTCTTTGCCAAAGCTTGAGAACGACGCCTTGATGTCACGCGCCGGCTTCGTGATGCCTGCAATCGACGCCTTGATCTTGCGGACGCTGGCCGTAGCCTTGTCCACGGCGGTGATTGTCACCACAAAAGGCGTAGCTGCTGCCATCACTGCTCCATTTGTTTCTTGTTAATGCGCTCAGCCTCTTGCAGCCACCAGGCCAGCCGGGAAAGGCGCAGATTCCACGCATCCTCCGGCCCCCATCTGAAAAAGTGGGTAACGTCTGCGACTACGCTTCCACAGCCGTCTGGCCATCGTCGGTAAAACCCCCGAGATACTCGTTCGCCTCCGTGAAATCACGTTGGCAAAGCTTCTCGACGGCAAGCTTCGGCACTGCTGCGACCAGGCTGATAAGCATGATGCCGATACCGATGTTGGTCGACGCCGACATGGCTTTGTCGAGTTCGCCGGCAGTCGGCTCGCGCAGATTCAGCGATTCGTAGGTGATAGCCGCTTCACCCGCGCCTATCGTGACCGGCTTGCGGAGTTTCAGAATTTTTTCTTCCGGCTGCATATCAGTTCTCCGAGACTACCGGGCCTTCCCACTTCACGTCGAATGTGGCTTCGGCGGTCTTGACCTCTTGAACGTCGACGGTCCACATGTTGCGGCCGATGATCGTCTTGCCGTTCGCGAGTTGCAGAACGACTGTCGAGTTGGTCATCGAGTTGAACGATGCGACGCTCAGGTTCTTGGCGTCGCGCAGCGTCTCCCGCTCGACGGTGGACACGCGGTAGGTCAGATCGGCTTGAAGCATGTACGACTGCCCATCGACCGAGATGAACGCAATCCCGGCCAAACGATTTGTGTTGTCAGCCAATTTGGCCTCCAAATGAAAAAGCCGCCCGGAGGCGGCCTATGTTTGACGGGGATTTGTTACTGCAGACGGAACTGAGCCAGCAACGCGAAGATGCGCAGCTGATTGATCAAAGTTCCCGGCCAGAGGACGTCGACGCGGTTCGGGTTCTGTGCGTTTTGCTGCACGATGAGCGCCTGCGCGAACGCCTGCGACTTCTGCACATACCCGTTGTACTCGAGCGTCTGGTACGCCGCGATCAGATCGGCGCGGATCATGCTCGGCGTCACGATGTTCGAGCCCGGCGCGAACCGCGTGCCATCAGCGGCAAGCTTCACACGCGCGTATTTCGTCGTGACGATCGATGCCAGATTGCGCAGCACGAACATCAACAGGAACATCGTCTCGACTTCGAGATACGAGTTATCCGGCTGACCGAACGCGTTCTGCTGGTACGTCGTGATCGCGTTTTCGATCCGCACCGTGCCATCGCTGCCAACCGTGAACGTCGAGATACCGTCGTACAGGTTCGTGTTCCGCTGCGACAGCGAGAACTGCGAAGCGAGCGGAGGCGCCAGCACATCTGCCAGCGCAACCGTCTGCAGCGGGACACCCGGATCAGCGCGCAGGCTAACTGCCGATGCAGCGGCGAATGCAGCCGCCCACTTCCATACCGGAGTAGGCGAGTCGTTGAAGCCCATGCACGACTCGTGCTGGTTATTGCGCGTGATGCCGAACGTCGTCAGCGCCGACGAAGTGCCGCGGTATGCGAAGAAGCAGTGACCGTAGACCTGTGTGCTCCACGACCAGCGACCCGTCGTATCGTTCAGAAACGACTGCAGCGCATTGAGCGACGTCGTATCGGTGTACGGGCAGACGATGAAGTCGAACGCCTGGCTTTGCAGGTTCGCGAGGCCGGTCGTCAGGCTCGGGTTCGTCGCGCCGCTCGCCATCGGAGTGATGGTGAACGTCAGACCGGTCGGTGTAACTTGACCACCAGCCGCGCCAAGGTAGTTCGCGCGGATGTCGATGTCGTTTCCGGCGAGACCCTTGTTCTTCGCTGTGATCGTCACGGTCGTCGTCGACGCCGTCGCGGTCACCGCCAGGTCGTTGATCGCGTTGATCGCCGCAGCAACCGCCGTCGCGACCTGTGCCGTAGTTTGCGACGCCGTGATAGCGGTCGTCACGATCATGCCGCCGATGTACAGAGAGAGCGTGCCGGCGGCTGTCGCAGGAGCGGTGAAAGCGATTGTGCCAGTCGCAGCCACAGCAGCCGCATCGTCGGCCAGCGGCAGATACCACACTTCACCGAAACTGTCGTTCTGGCGATACGTGTACGTCATCTGCGCGAGCATCGAACCTTGGCCGCCAGCCGTCTTCGCATCGGATACACCTTGCGAGATGACAGGAACGTTGGGCGCAGCCGTGCCTGACGCCGTAATCTGGCCGATGATCAGCGCTCGCTGATTGGCGGTCGCGGTGTTGGCTTGCGATGCGTCGACTTCTGCATAGAAGAGAGGGACGCGGATATTCGCGGGGATCTGCTTGAATCCGATAGTCATTCTTTGTTACCTCCGTTCTTCGACTTTGCGGGAGGCGTCAGCGTCACGTCTCCGTCGCGCAACAATCGGTTCCAATGCAGATCGAACTCTCCGACCTCGAGACCTTCGTTTTCGTCGAGCAATTGCATCGTGGCCGGGTCTCGGACTTTGAGACCCAGCGCGGGATAGACCTTCATGGGGTGCTCCTCTACTGAGGCAGGTTAATTGTCAAAGCGCCCTCATTACGGCCATCGGGACCGGAGGTGCGTGGTGCCGGATTCACGGCAGATGGGAAAGGCGGATTTGCGTATGTACCGTTCGGATCGAACGGCGCTGCCATGTCAAGGTTGATGTCGACGGTCTGCAGCGGATTGGTCGGGATCGGATAGAAGTCTTCCGGACCCTGATAGAACTTCACTTCTATCGACATCGCCAATTCGGCAATCGGCATCGATCCTTCGGAACTCGTGTTGAGCTCGGAATCGACCGTCGTGAACTGCTCAATGCGCTGCCCACCGTTCGGATCAGCCCAGATCAGCGGGTTATTGATCAGCGCTGTTTCGATCTGAAGCTTCAGGGTTTCGGCGGCGGCCAAGGCTGCGGCCGAGCCCGTGTCAACAATCCCTGCGGGAGACTGCACGCGAGCAACGATTTCGACGGTCGTGTAGACGTCGAACTCAGGCGTATTCGGCCCAAGCGAGACCTTCCGCTCTTTGCGCGCGTGAACGAGGATGTTCGGATACGAACCCGGTGCGGTCGGCCAGTCAAACGGCGAATAGACGGCTTGCCCAGCATTCGTCGCGCCCTTCAGCGCCGTCACAAACAGGCCGCGAATATCTGCGGATGTCGTCATGGCGATGAGACCTTGGAAAGCATCAATTTGGCGCCGCCGCGGCTATCCGTGCGAACCTCTTTCACAACGAAAGTCGTGTTGATGCTCGCAACGAAGAGTTGATCGCTTTGCGCCGGCAGGGATGGGAACTGGGACAACTGCACACCGAGGACCGCAGACACATCCGTCACGCCCTGCGATGCGTCCTCGA